GTCAAACATCCCTCCCGTGACGTGCCTGGTCCCGGGACGGCCCGTCAGCAAACAGCAGCAAACGTGCAGCTCATCTCAGCAAACTTTGGAGGCCCGATGCGGCGTGATTGCGCGGTATGCGGGCAAGCGTTCGAGGCGAAACGCCCGCAGGCGAAGTACTGCGGCGACACGTGCCGCAAGCGTGCTCAGCGTGGCGGCATCGCGCAGCAGAAACACCAGCAGGCGCCGCCGGTTTCGTCTGCCGCGCCGGCCGGTGGGCTGATCGAGACGGTGCAGGCCGCGCTCGAAGAGGCTGGCCGGTTGAACACGATCGCTGGGCAGCACGCGCTGGAGCTGGCGCGCCGGATCGTGCACGCACCCGGGATGAACACCGGTGTTGCGGCGCTGTCGAAGCAGCTGCAGGCGGTGCTCGCTGAGGCGCTCGCCGGTTCGACGGCCGTGGCGGCCGACCCGGTCGACGAACTGAAGGCGCGCCGTGACGCGAAGCGGCGGAAGGGCGCGTGATGACCGCGCCGGTGATGATCGAGCCTGCCTACGCGAACTTTCCGGCCTGGACTGAGACGCTCGGCCCCGAGGTGGCCGATCTGTGCGAGATGGCCGGGTATGTGCCCGATCCCGAGCAGCGGCTCGCCCTCGACGCGCTGTTCGCCCTCGGCCCTGATGGTTACCGCCCGGCGATGTTCGAGTTCGCCGTCGTGTGCGCCCGCCAGAACATGAAAACCGGCGCGCTCAAGATGGCGGCGCTTGGGTGGATCTACGTCATCGAGGTCGAGACGATCACGTGGTCGGCGCACGAGATGGACACGACGCGTGAGGCGTTCCGCGACCTGGTCAACTTGATCGAGAACTGCCCGCCGCTGGCGGCGCGGTTGGCCGACGGCCCGACGAACGGCATTCATCGCGGCAACGGCAACGAGATGATCGAGTTCGCGCCGTCCGAGGCTTGCCCGTTCGGCCAGCGCATCAAGTTCAAGGCCCGCACCAAGAGCGGCGGCCGAGGATTGACCGGCGACAAGGTGATCCTCGACGAGGCGTTCGCCCTCAACGATGACCACATCGGCGCGCTCATGCCGACGATGTCGACCAGGCCCGAGGCCCAGTTGGTCTACGGGTCGTCGGCGGCACGGCCCGAGTCGGACGTGTTGCGCCGCATCGTGGCCCGTGGCCGCTCGGTCGACCCGACGCCGCGCAAGAGGCTCGGCTATCTGGAGTTCTGCGCACCCGAGGACGCGTGCGAGGACGACGAGTGCCCGCACTACGTCGGCTACCCGGGCTGCGCGATGGACAAGCGCGAGTTCATCCAGATGGCGAACCCGGCCGCGGGGCGACGCATCACGTGGCAGTACCTCGAAGACGAGCGCGCCTCGATGTCGCCGGACGAGTTCGGCCGGGAACGCCTCGGCTGGCACGACAAGCCGCCGGTCGACGACGGGCCGCTGATCACGCGGGAAATGTGGGCCGAACTCGCCGACCCCGAATCGTCGCCCACCGATCCGGTCTCGTTCGGTGTCTACGTCAACAAGATGCAGACCGCGGCGGCCATCGGCGTGGCCGGGTACCGCGAGGACGGTCTCATTCACGTTGGCATCGTGCCGGCGGTGCGCGACCGGCCCGAGCTGCACACGCTGCCGGGTACCGGCTGGATTCCCGACCGCGTGAAGGAACTCGACGCGTCATGGACGCCGTGCGCCACGGTGATCGACGGCTACTCGACCGCGGCGTCGCAGCAGACGGCCATCGAGGAACGCGGCGTGGCGGTGGTGACCACCTCGGCCACGGATATGGCGAAGGCGTGCAACAACTTCTATTCGTTCGTCAAAGAAGGCAAGTTGCGGCACCAGGGCGGCCAGCTGCTCGCAACCTCGGTGACCGCGGGTAAGCCGCGCGACCTGGCCGACTCGTGGGCGTGGGATCGCCGCGACAAAAACAGCGACATCACGCAGCTGGTGGCCGTGACGCTCGCGCTGCACGGCCTGCTCGAGCACGGGCGGCCGGCGCGGTCGAAGTACGAGGATTCGGAGCTGTTCATTGTTTAGACGCAAACCCGGTTTGGGCCGCCAGGTGCTCGTGTCGCTGTTTTCGGGCAACGCGATCTCGGGCGTGCTGGTCGCCGATGTTGGCGGACGACTCATCTTGAAAGGCTGCACCGTTCACGAACCGGGTGTCGAACCGGCCTCGGCCGACGGCGAAATCGTGATCGACAAGGCAAATGTGGACTACATGCAGATTCCCTAGGAGGTGGCGGTAAGTGGCTTTCGTCGCCTCGTCGGGAACCGTTCGCGGGCTGTCGCGCCCCAACATTCCAGCGCCGCAACGCATCGCGCTGTCGCCGTGGGTGTCGATGGAGTACTACGAGATTTGGCGCCGCCAGCCCGCGGTGCGCCGCGCAGTGTCGTTCCTCGCGCGCAACATCGCCCAGCTCGGTCTACATCTGTTCGAGCGTAAGGACGATGCCGACCGCGAACGGTTGACTGACCATCCGCTCGCGCAGCTGCTGCAGCGACCGAACCCGTGGACGACGCGGTATCGGTTCCTGAACACGTTGGTTCACGATTTCGCGATTTACGACGTCGCCTACTGGTGGAAGATCCGCACACCGGGCGGCGAGAAACAACTCGTTCATCTGCCGGTGCCGCTGGTCAAGCCGGAAGGCGACAACTGGCTCACACCGGACGAGTTCGAGTTCCGAGGCACCAAGGGCACCCGCCGGATTCCCGCGAACGAGGTGCTGTATCTGCGCGGCTACGGCGGCCAGAACGACGCCGGTGTCTCGCCGCTGGAATCGCTGCGGCAGACCCTGCGCGAAGAGTGGACCGCCGGCGAGATGCGCGAGCAGATCATGCGCAACGGTGCCCGCGTCTCGGGCTATCTGGAGCGGCCGTTGGCCGCGCCCCCGTGGTCGAAAGAGGCACGCGAACGGTTCCGCACAGGGTGGCGTGCCCAGTACAGCGGCAACGGCCCCGACGCGGGCGGCACCCCGATCCTCGAGGACGGCATGGTTTTCAAGCCTGCCTCGCAGACCGCGCGCGAGCTGCAGTACATCGAGGGCCGCAAGCTGACCGACGAAGAGGTCACGCGGTCGTACTTCATCCCTCCGACGATGATCGGGTTGCTCGACAAGGCAACGTTTTCCAACATCACCGAACAGCACAAGATGCTGTATCAGGACTGCCTCGGGCCGTGGCTGTCGATGATTCAGGACGAGATCAACCTGCAGCTGGTGCCCGAGTTCGAGCCGGTCAACCCGCATCGGTTCTACGCCGAGTTCAACCTGCGCGAGAAGCTGACCGGTTCGTTCGAGGAACGCCAGGCCGCGATCACCGCGGCGGTCGGCGCGCCGACGATGACGATCAATGAAGCTCGCGCACTGGACAACCGGCCGCCAATCGACGGCGGCGATGAGCTGATCCGGCCGTTGAACGTGACGCAGAACGGTGACCACGACCCGATCCCGGCCGAGCGTGGCCCGGCCACCATCGGCGGCGGCCAGGACGACCCCGACGAGCCAGCCGACGACGACGGCGAGCAGGAGGATTGATGCTCACAAAGAACGCCACAACCAAGCTCAAGGTCGGCCCGGATGACGGCCTCGCCGAGGGCCAGTTCACCGCGTACGCGAGCGTGTTCGGCAACGTCGACAGCTACGGCGATGTTGTGGTTAAGGGCGCGTTCGTCGACGACCTCGCGCGCTGGGAGAAGTCCGGCAACCCGATCCCGGTGTTGTTCGGGCACAACATGGGTGACCCCGACTACAACATCGGCCACGTCGTCGACGCCAAGGAGGACGACACCGGCCTGTTGGTCACGGTGCAGCTGGACCTCGAGAACCCCAAGGCCAAGCAGGTTTACCGGCTGCTCAAGGGTCGGCGCATCAACCAGATGTCGTTTGCCTACGACGTGATCGAGGGCGGCCCCGCGAGCCGCCCAAAGGACGGCAGCGACCCCGAGAAGCCCGAAACCGAGCACTATTTCGAGCTGCGACAGCTCAAGCTCTACGAGGTTTCGGTCGTCACGATCGGCGCGAACCAGGAGACCGAAATCCTGGCGGTCAAGCAGGTTCCGGCGCTCGCCGAGCGGCTGATCGCCGACGCAAAAGCCGGCCGTGTGCTGTCGGCCAAGAACGAGAGTGAGCTACGTGACGCGCACGAGGCGATCGGGCGCGTTCTCGCCACCCTCGACAGCACGGATTCCGACGAGGTGAAGGCCAGCGATGACGGCCCGTCTTGCCAAGCGCCGCCGGATGATTCGGCGGGACAGCCTCGCGAGGCCAGCCGCAAGTCGTCCGTCGACCCCTCGGCGTTGCTCAACGCGATCGAGGCGCAGCTGCGCATCGAGTTCGCCTAAACACATCAACTCCGAAGGAGATTCAACGTGAGTGCACGTTTGGCCGCCCTCAAGGACCGGGCGGACGCAGAAGCGAAGAAGGCCCGCGACATCGCGCAGCTCGCCGTCGACAACGGCCGCGAGATGACCGACGACGAGAAGGCCGACTATGACGCCTCGATGAAGGCGCTGACCGAGATCCTCGACGCGGTCAAGGCCGTCAAGGCCGACGAGGCCGTGCTCGACCAGGCCAAGGCGTTCTCCGATTCGGTCGGCGTGCCCGAGGACGGCGGCGACCTCAAGGCGCGGGTGAAGAGCCTCGGCCTGACGGTGGTCGAGTCGCCCGAGTTCAAGGCGATGCTCAAGCCGTTCGGTGGCGGCCAGATCCCGTCGAAGGCGCGCATCCAGTCCGACCCGATCAAGGTCAAGTCGCTGTTCACCGGTGCCAGCTCGACCAGCGCTGGCGCGTTCGTGGTCAACGACCGTACCGACATCGTGGAGATGCTCGGCCGCAAGCCGCTGACCATCCGCAACCTGGTGTCGAACCGGCGTACGAGCTCCGACGCTGTCGAGTTCGTGCGCGAGACCTCGCACACCAACGCTGCCGCGCCCGTGGCCGAAGCGACCTCGTCGGCGATGCCGACCGCCCCGGCCGGCACCGAGGGCGGCGCGCTGGTACTGGCGACCGGTGGTGGCTACAAGCCTGAGGGTTCGTGGGCGTTCGAGGTCGTGCAGACCAACGTCAAGACGATTGCAGAGTGGGTGCCGGTCACCCGCCGTGCTCTCGCCGACGTGGCGCAGCTGGAGGGTCTAATCAACGACGAGCTGAGCAAAGACGTCGCCGAGGCCGAAGAGGACCAGATCCTCAACGGCAACGGCAGCGGCGAGAACTTCACCGGCATCAACAACACCTCGGGTGTGCAGACGCAGGCGTGGACCACGGATTTCCTCACCACGACCCGCAAGGCGATCACCAAGGCCCGCACCGTCGGCCGGGTGAATCCGACCGCCTGGGTGTTCAACCCCGAAGATGCCGAGATGATCGACTTGCTCAAGGACGGCGAGAACCGCTACTACTACGGCGGGCCGCAGTTCATCGGGCAGCGCACCCTGTGGGGCGTGCCGGTCGTTGAGTCCGAGTCGCAGGCCCAGGGCACCGGTCTGCTCGGCGACTTCGGCAAGGCCGTGATCTGGGATCGCGAAGACACCACGGTGACGATGAGCGACAGCCACGCGGATTTCTTCGTCCGCAACCTGATCGCCATCCTCGCCGAGGAACGACTCGCGTTCGGCGTCACGCGTCCGGCCGCGTTCGTCAAGGTCCCGACCTCCGGCAGCTAAACCGCGCACGCAGGTGGTGGCCCCTGCCTCGTTGCCGGGGCCACCACCTCGCGGGGTCAACAGTCATGGCAATCAGCGGATTTCACACACCAGACGGCGAGCAACTGCCGCCGAAGACGCTCAGAGGGGGCGCAGTGAAGCTCTACAACGTGGTTATCAACGGCGTCGAGACGACGCTGCAGCTCACCGATGAGGATGCAGCTGCGCGTGGCCTGCTCGCCGCGGAGCCCGCACCCGCCACCAAGGCGAAGGCCCCGGCGAACAAGGCCAAGACGCCGGCCAACAAGGCGAATGGCTGACCAGACCGACATCGAGGCCGCCCGCGCGGCGGTGCGCGCGTACTGCGGTTGGCACGTCACCCCGGTCAACACCGACGAGGTGCTGACGCTCGACGGACCCGGCGGGCCGGTGCTGTTCATCCCGACGCTGCGGCTGCTCAGCCTGGCCGAGGTGGTCGAGGATGGCGTGTCGGTCGACGTGTCCACGGTGCGCGCCGCCGCCGACGGGCGGGTGCGGAAACGCGACGGCACCTGGTGGACCGACGAATACGGCTCGATCACCGTCAAGGTGACGCACGGCTACGACGAGGTGCCGAACTTCGATCGGGCCGTGGAGGCACTCGCCGCGTCATTCGCCGGCGCCAGGCGCAACGACCCGACCCTGGTCGAAAAGCAGGTCGATGACGTGCGTTACCGGTGGGACATGTCCAGCGGCGTCGTGGCGGCCGTCTGCGCCAGCTACGGCCTCGACATGTACCGGTTGGAGCGGCAGCCGTGAGCGAGTTCGGTGGGCAGACGGTCACGTTCGTGGCCTACGCGAACACCGGCACCCGCAAGCCGCTCGGCGGCTACCAGCAGTCCGAAACCCTCACCGCGGTGACCGGGTGTCGGCATCGTCCGCTGTCGGCGCGCGAAACCGCCGAGTACGACGTGAACGTCGCAACGATGGTGTGGAAGACGACCGCGCCACCCGAACCCGCGGTGCTGGCCGCCAGGCAGCACGGCGAGATCCGCGTCGACGGCGTCGCGTACAAGATCATCGCCGGCCCGCAGCACCACGTCGACATGGACGGACAGCCGTTCAAAGTGACCATCCTGTCGCAACGACAGACGAGCTAGGAGCTTCAATCATGGCCCGATACAAGGTCGTTTCGCCGTGCGCCTACACCATCGACGGCAAGGGCGTCCACCACAAGACCGCCGGTGCAATCGTCGAGCTGGCCGACGACGTTGCCAAGCAGCTGGGTGATTCGGTCGAGCGGATCGGCGGCGCGGCGCCGCGCGGACGCAAGCACACCACCGACAGCGGCGATGACGACGAGTAGCGCCGACATTTTCGCCGAGATCGAGCAGAAGATCCGGCGCGATGCCGAGCTGACCCTCAAGACGAAAGAGGCGGCCGAGCAGATCCGCGACGAGGTGCGCGCCGAAACCCCGGTGCGCACGGGTCGCGCCGCGGCGTCGGTGAAGGTCGAGAAGCGGCGGCCGCACAACGGGTTACCGCACTGGTGGGTCGGTTCCCGGTTGTGGTACTTCCATTTCATCGAGGACGGCACCGGGCCGGACGCGCCGGGATCGAAGTCGCCGTTCGGGCCGGACACACCGACGCCTGAGTTCGCGCCGTTCGGCAAGGTGGCGCATCGGCACGGCGGCACCGTCGACGGTGTGGAGGTTGATGGATGACCGCGCACACCGAGACACCCGACGATGTTGAAGAGGCGCTCGTCGCCTACCTCGGCGGGCTGCGTGACACAGCGATCTCCCGTCGCCCCGGCGACCCGCTGCCGTTCACTCTGGTACGCCACATCGGCGGCGACGAGAACGCCGACCTCGGGTTCGCCGACCCGCTCGTGTCGATCCGCACCCTGTGCGACAAGGCGCTCGGTGAAGAGGCCGCCCGCGACGCGGCCGCCGAAACACACTCGTGGATGCTGCATCTGGCGCACCACCAGGACGACATCGACATCAGCGGCGGCCGGATCGTGAACTTTGACTACGTGACCGTGGTCGAGTCGCCGCGCTGGACACAGTTCGACGACGACCAAGTTCTCTGCAAGATCGCCCGATACGGAATCGGGCTGTCCTACACCCGCAAATAGTCAGCCGACCATTCCCCGTCGCGGTCGCCGAGGGCCGCGGCGCGCGGCCGCGTGCGCCGCATTCCCGCCGGAATCCTTTCCGGCAGTTCAGTATCCGCGAAAGGAACAACACTCATGGCACAACCGACCACCGGTGTCAACTTCAAGGCGTCCGGCCTCGGGATCTTCGACACCCTGCGGATTCGCCGCGGCGGCAAGTGGAACTTGCTGTGCCGCGACTACAAGGGCGCGGCTACCAACATCAGCCCGAGCAGCGATTTCGGCGCGCCGATGGCGCTCGACGGCAACTGGCGCGATGACCTGCTCGCCGTCAAGAAGAACGCCAAAGGGCAATGGGTCTACAACAACAAGCCCAACCTTGGGTTTCATCTGCTCGGCGCCGCGAACCCCGATGGGTTCGTGCAGGAGCACGACATCAACGTCGACGAGCTGGAGATCCTGCAGTCCATCGACCCGGGTCGCGTCGACCTCACCAGCCGCGCGAAGCGCGTTGTGTTCACCGGCTACGAGAACAAGCCGCTGCTGCATCGGCTCATCAACGACCTGCCGCTCGACAACATCCTCGACCTCGGTTCGGGCACCTACTTCTCGGGTGAGTCGGCCGAGATCGACTTCATCGAACGGCAGATGATCCTCATTCACGAGGACAAGGCCGGCGGCAAGCCCGAACGCGTCGCGTTCCCGGTGTCGCGGTGCGTGCGCACGAACATCGGCAACCTGACCGGCACCAAGACCGATCCGCTGTCGGCGCAGCTGACGTTCGCGCGGCTGATCGACCCGTGGTTCGTCGACGCGGATGGCGCGCCGATGATCGGCGGTGTGTGGGTGTCCGGCGAGGGCTGGGACGAAAGCGTCACCCCCGGGCTGACCTTCGTGCCGCCCGCCCCGGTCGCCACGCCGACCGGCCCGACCGCGGCCACGATCACGTTCGCCGAGGTGCTCGGCGGTGCGTCGCCGTACACCTACACCGTCGAGAAGTCGGCCAACGCGGATATGTCCTCGGCGACGGCCGCGACGGTCGGCACCACCACCGTTACCGACGGGGTGGTGACCCTCGCCCTCAGCGGCCTGACCGCGTCGACGTCGAACTACTTCCAGGTCACGGTCACCGACGCCGACGGCGACACCGCGCTGTCGATGGTTTCGAACCAGGCCACGCAGCCGGCGTCCTAACCCCGACTCCCCGGCGGGCGTTTTCGGCTGGCGCCCGCCGGGGCCACACCCCAGCAGCCGAGCACCACCAAACCCCCACAGCCGAAAGGACAGTCGAACCATGCCCGACACCGACCAGGCCACCGCCGAGGCGCAGGAACAGGCCGACACCTACGACAGCTTTGCCCGCTCGGCCACCGTCACCGCACCCAACGGCGACACGTTCACGGTGCGAAATCCCCTGTTCTTCAACGCCGATCAGCTCTCGGCGTACAACCGTCTGCACCATCGGATGAACCAGTGCGACCGGTGGCCCGACGTCGAGAAGCCCGAGCAGCGCATGAAGAGTCGCCAGCCCGACGGAACCGAGGTCGAAACGTTCGTCGGCGCCCACACCGTGCGCGGCGAGTACATCGAGCCGTACCAGGAAAACGGTGTCCTGGTCGAACCGCCGTACGAGGTGCAGGTGTGCCAGATCGTGATGGGCGACGACGTCTACACCAAGTTCGCCGCGGCCGGCGGCAGCCCGCGCGAGGTCGTCGAGCGCGTCAAGGAACTGCGCAGCGGCCTGGTGAAGCGAGCCGATGCTGACTCGAAAAGTGATGCAGGCGTTCGCGTTCTGGAGGATGGCGCCGCGGCAGATCGCGAGTGACCTGCGCCGGTTCTTCCCGGGATGCCATATTCGCGACTGGCATCAAGGCCGCATGAGCAGCTATGAGCTGCTGGAGCTGTTCGGCGTCACCGTCAACGAAGACGCCAAAACCGAAACGCGCACCATCACGGTTGATTGGCCGCCCGAGGGCGGCGCGGTGGCCGCGGTGGTGCGCGACGGTGAGCGTCCCGAGTGGCAGAAGATGCTCGCCCAGGTCGCGAACATTTCTGCGCTGTTCCGCTCCGTGAAGCTGCCCAATGCCGACACCGAGATGTACGGCGAGCAGCTGTTTTTCCCGATCAGCAAGACGCGCGAGTTCGTCGAGACACAGCGTGCCGTCGCCGAGGGCGAGCTGTTCTCGATCATCTCCGATTAGGAGGGTTGAGCCATCGCCATCCATCTGGACATCTACACCCGACTGCGCGACAGCGATATTCGCCGCGACGCCGACCGGCTGCAACGCGAATACGACCGTGCGGGCCGCTCGGCGGGTGCAGCGTTCGGTGACCAGTTCGCCGCGGGTGCTCAGCGCTCGACCCCGGCTGTCACCCGCGCTATGTCGCAGGTGGAGAGGGAAACCGACAAGGTGGCGGCTGCGCTCGGCCGCGTGAACGTCGAGCAGGCCAAGTACGACCAGCTGGTGCGGGCCGGATCGGCGAACCGGGCGCAGCTCGTCGCGCAGTATGAGAAGCTCGCCGACGCGCAGCGCCGCCACCGGTCAACGGTTCGGGATGCCGTTCGCGCGCATCATGATCTGTCGGCGGCTGCGTCGGCGGCTGTCGCGCCGGTCGGCGGGCTGCTCGGCACCATCGGGAACCTCGGCGGTTCGGCCGCCACCGGCGCGGCGAGCCTCGGTCGGCTCGGCGGCGCGATCGGCGGCGTCGCTGCCGCCGCCGCTACCGCCGTGGCGGTCGCCGGGGTGGCCGACATGCTGGTCGACGTTGGCCGTGCCGCGGTCACCGCGAGCCAATCATTGTGGCTGTTGCCCTCGGCGCTCGCCGCCGCCGGCACGGGATTCGCCGCGCTCAAGATCGGGTTTCTCGGGTTCGCCGACGCCATCAAAGAGGTTCGCGACCCCGAGAAGTTCGCCGAGGCGCTGCAATCGCTGTCGCCGAACGCGCAGCAGGCGGCGCTGTCGATCCGCGAGTTGCTGCCCGCGTTCGACGGGCTGAAGAACAGCGTGCAGGACTCGCTATTCGCCGGTGTGGCACCGCAGATCGAGGCGCTCACGCAGCAGTACCTGCCGACGTTGGAAACGATGCTGTCGAGCGTCGCCGGGGCATTCAACACGATGTTCAGCGACGCCGTCGGTGTGCTGCAGGCGAATCCCGACCTCGTCGAGAACATCTCGAACAACATCCAGGCGTCGTTCCGCAACCTCGCCCAGGCAGCAGGGCCGCTCACCGAGGCACTCACCCGACTGGTCAGCGTCGGTTCGGATTTCCTGCCCGGCATCGCCGACGCCGCCGCGAACGCGGCCACCGAGTTCGCCAACTTCATCGCCCAGGCCGCCGCGACCGGCGATCTGCAGCGTTGGATTCAAGACGGCATCACGGCCGCACAGGATCTCGGATCGGCGATCTGGGACATCGGCAAGATCATCTACGACACGTTCGGGTCGGCCAAGCCCGAAGAGTTCCGGGATTCGCTCAACAGCATCGTCGCCACGATTAACTTCGTCGGCGACAGCATCACCACCCTGCAGTCGATCTGGAACGGGTTCGCCACGGCCGCCGAGTGGGCGATCAACCGCGTCATCGACGCTGTCAACGGCCTACTCACCCCGCTGCGGGCCGCTGCGGGCATCATCAGCATGTTGCCGGGTGTCGACATCCCCACGGCGATCCCGCATGTCGACGCGCCCATCGCGGGCACGCCGGTTCCTGTGGCGGGTGCACCGGCCACGGGTCTCGGTGGATCGGCCGGCGTCGGCGGTCTCACCGCGGGCTCGGGTGCTGGTGCTGCGGCTGGTGGCGTGGCCGGTTTGGCGGGGCCGACCGGGTGGTCGCCTCGGCCGGTGCCCGCGGCGCCGAGCAGCGGCAGCGGCGGCGGGCCGAGGCTGCCCGACGCGCCGGTCGTGCCGTACGACTCGACGTTGCCGCCCGGGTTCGAGGGGATGGCGCAGGACGCCTCGACGTTCACGACGCTGTCGAGCTACTTGGATGCCCGCCACGACCTGGCCGAGAAGCAGGCCCGGTTGGAGCAGCTCGAAAAGGACAACAACGCCACCGCCGACGACGTGCAGAAGGCACGCAACGACGTCATCGAGGCCGAGCAGGATTTGCACGCGGCCGAACTGCGGCTGTATGAGGCTCGCGACAACACCTACCAGCAGATGGTGAAGTCGGGCAACAGCTACGCCTCGCAGCTCGGCGACATCGGCGCGCAGCTCGACCAGGACTTCGGTATCAGTCGGGGCTTGGCGGGGATCGCCGAGAACGTCACCAAGTTCGTCGCCAACCTCGCTGCGGCGCCGCTGCTCGGCAAGCTGAGCGCCATCAGCCAGGCGTCGCCGTCGCAGGGCGGCCACGGGCTGATGGGGGTTCTCGCCGCGCAAGGCGCTTTCGGCCCGCAATACACCGGCCTGGCCCAGCAGCAGAGCTACAGCTATGCCGCGTCGGCGCTCGGCCCGGCTGCGCTGCGTCCAGGCACCGGCTATCTCGGTGATGCGGCGCTGCTGGCGAACGTGCCGCCGGGCACCTACTCGCAGACCGGCATCGCCGATCTCACGCGAGGGATCGGGGATTGCTCGAGCGCCGTCGAGGATCTCGTCAACCTGCTCGACGGGCGGCCAACCGGTGGCCGGTCGCTGTCGACCGGCAATGCCGCCGAGTGGCTACCACAGCACGGGTTCCTGCCCGGCACAGGTGGTCCCGGTGATTTCCGCGTCGCGTTCAACAGCGACCATATGCAGGCGACGCTGCCCGGGGGCACGCCGTTCAACTGGGGCACCCCGGGCGCGGCGGCGCGTCGAGGGATCGGCGGCACCGGCGCGGATGATCCGGCGCTGACGCAGCACTACTACCGGCCCGTCGCCGCGCCTGGTGTGAGCGCCGCGCCTGGTGTGGGTGTCACACCCGACAGCGTGCTGTACTCCCCCGCCAACACCAACCCCGCGCTGACGAATCCCACCGCACCGCTGCCACCCGTGACGGGTGCGTCGGCACCGTTCATTCCCGGGCAGTACGGCGGTGTGGCCCCGGCGGCGACACCCGGTGGCGGCGGCTTCGGCCTCACCGGCGGCGGCGCGATCGGCGCAGCGATGCAGGCCGGCGGCGCGGCGTTGGATGCGATGGCACCAGGCGCCGGCCAGGCCGCCCAGACCGGCATCAAGCTGATCAACCGGGGCATCGAGTTCGGTGCGCAGGCGGTCGGTATCGGCGTCGACGGGCTGATCGAGACGCTCGTTCCGTTCGGCGGGTCGGACATGGCCGCCAACAACTGGGTGACCCGCCTCGCGGGCGCATTCGCCAGCGCCGCACCGGCATTGCCGAATCTGGCCGGTGACCAGGCAGGCCCGACCGCCGAGCAGGTCGCCGGTGCCGACCCGAACGCGACGCAGCACGGGCAGGCCGCCGGACAGCCAGCCGGCCCGGTGAGCATCACCGTCAACAACCAGCGCGCCACCGAGGACGGCACCGGCCGCGACATTGCCTACCACTGGCAGCAGGCACACACGACACCAGGGAGGGGATGAGATGGCGACCAAGCGTTACCCGGCCGGGCAGATCACCCCTCACGGCTGGTACCACATGACCAAGGGCACCAGGCCGATGATGTGGCTCGAATCATGGGACAAGACAGTCCGATTCGACCTGCTCGGTGGTTTGGCCGCGCCGTTCCACGATCCGACCGAGCCTGAATGCGTGGAGCTGGTGAGCCTCAAAGGGCTGATCGCGCCGTGGAAGCACATTCAGCAGAAAGGCGCGACGCAGGACGGCATCACGCACGTCGACGCGCTGCTCGACCCGAACGAAATCGAGCTGAACGTCAACTGCGTTGGGCGCACGCCGAATCACGCCGTCGAGGTGGCCCGGGTTCTCATCGCGTCCATCGACGCGATCAACACCGCGACGCTCAACTTCCTGACACCCGACCTCGGGCACTGGTGGACCGATATTCGGTGGCTCAACGGCGCACCGCAAGATCCGGTCAACGTTGTGGCGCAAGGCAAACCGCTGTCGCTGCGGCTGCAGGGTGACGCCGGTCTGTGGCGGTCACACGACAACGTGGCGACGTTCTCGTTCTCCTACGAGGACATGACCGACACGTTCACCGCCGACAACCGGGCAACGAAGAACCTCGGCGACATTCCGCAGTACTACACCGGCGACGGTGGCGGCTACTGCACGTCAAACGGTGACCGCATGGTCTGGGTCGACGATCCCGACGACCAGTTCGGCACGCAGTCGCGGCGCGTCATCAACGGCCCGTGGCCCGATTTCGACACCACCACCGACAACCAGGTCATCTCGCAGGTTCACGACACCGTGCAAGAGTGGTCGACGCCGGCAACGTCGACGAACATCCTCGGCGGCCGGTTGGGCCGCGACAGCAATGGCAACTGGGACGGCTCGGGTGTGTTCGTCGAGTACGGCATCGGCTATATCCGGCTGTTCTACACCATCGAGTTTGTCGAGCACACGATGCGTGCCGAGAACCTGCCGATGCTCATCGGCCCGGCGCCGGGCGAAAAGTTCACGCTGGTATGCGGGTACGACGGTGACCCGCGCATGTTCAAGGTTCTGCGCAACGGCAACGCGATCCTGACGCACAAGGAAACCGGCACCGGTTCGCCGCTCGGCCCGAACAACCGCGGCGTCGGAAACGGCATGTTCGCCGCAGCGGCACTGCTCACGCAGGCCACCCCGGCGGCCATCCGCAAAATCTCGGCCGGTGACAACGCGTCGGTGACGCAGTCGGGCTGGCTCGATCTGGTGAACATCGGCGACCAAAAGATGTACTACGACTACACCGCGTTCGGGCCGGGAACGTTCCGGTTCTACGACGGCCCCGGCGCCAGCGAGTACGTCGAGTTCGGGCCGCTGCTGCAGAACCAGATCGTGTTTATCCGCACCGACCCGCGCGTGAACACCACACTCGTGCAAGACCTTACGGTCACGCCGCCGTCGCCGCAGGATCTCAACATCTTCCAAGAGGCTGTGACGAAGCTGCTCAATGCCACCGGCGTCAACGGCACCGCGATGGAGAACCAGATCAAGTCGCTGTTCGGCATTCGCACCGCGCAGGGCAATCTCTACAAGTACCTCAGGGGCCGGTTCTCTGAGCGTGCCGCGATCCCGCCGAAACCCGCCGGGCAGCCCGCGCCGACGTACCACGTCAAGGTCGAGATCGTCGGCGGTAACGCCGATTCCAAGATCATCGCCGCTGGCACGCCGCTGCGGAGGAACCCGTTCTGATGGCTGCAGAGCAGACCGACATCGAGGTGTGGCGGTCGGCGATCCAGTCCGGCGACCCGCACCGCATCGCTGCGACCGCGCGGTGGCTCACCGAGAAGAAATCGAAGGTCGACACCGAGTTTCGGTTCACGGTGTGCGACAAGATGTGGCAGCCGATCGGCTACGTCGGCAATGACCTGATGGAAGGCTCGGGCGCGAGTCCCTGGAACGACACGCCGACGTCGCGCCTGGTGCTCAAGGGCAACAGTCCGCTGATCCCGATGTTCATGGACTGCCGCAACACGCTCGTTGGTGTGATCGTGGAAACCGCGGGTATCCGCGAGGCGTTCTACACCAAGGTCCACCGCTACCGCTACGAGAACAGCGCGTGGACGGGAACCGTTGAGCTGCGCGGCATTTGGGACATCCTGAACTACTACGTGATCTGGCCGACGTGGTGGCTGCCGATCCAGGCGCAGCCGGTCTCGCACGCGGTGTTCATGTGGGCGCTGCAGACGGTGCTCGAGAACATGGTGGCCGAGTGTGCGATCCGGTTGCAGTCGGGCTGGCTCGAATTCATCAACAACGGCCTGTCGTTGAACCCGCAGATCAAGGCGTGGCTCGGCACCGTGCTGCAGGCGATCAAACGTGACGGGCTGAGCGTCGACACGTTCACGCGGATGCTGCGCACACCGATGTACGTCAAGAGGACGAACCCGTTCCTCGACACCAGCCCGATGGCCGCCGAAACGGTGCGCATGGAAACCGTTGGGCAAGTCATCAAACGCATAACCCGCCCGTACGGTGTGACCGCGAGTGTCGACCTGTTTATGCCTGGTGACCCGCAGCCCGACCAGTGGGTGACCCTCGACCAACCGACCTACGTGTTCTCCACGCGCGACGGGTCGCAGATCGAGGGTCCAACGAAAACTGTTGCCGATTCGGTCATCCGACAAGTGGTCGACCTCGGCGGCTCGCTCGGCAGCATCTTCAAACCGGTCATCAAGCAGGTGCCCGGCATGGAAGGCGTTTTCTACGCGCCCCGGGTCGGTGTCGATTTCGAACAGCCATACGCCTACGTGGTGGCACCCGAACCGGGTGAGGACTCGTCGATCATCTCGTGCGAGATCGCCGACCACACACCCGAGGGATGGCAGCACATCATCGGCGGGCGCAGCCCGAAGTGGTTGAACGACTTGCTGAATGCGACGTTCGCGTGGGCGATCGACAGCCTGATGATCGCGGTCGGGTTCACCGGTATCCCGTCGGATCTGCTGGCAGGGTTCCTCAACAACGCGTTCCTCGCGTTCCAGCTGATCCAGCACTATGGGCGGCGCGACGAGGTCGGCCCATACCACCCGGCCATCGAGCGGATGCATCCGACGGCATCGGCGCCGTACAACGTCGAGACGGTATTTGCGTTCATCAACGCGCTGTTCGACTCGCAAGGCCACACCACCGCGCAGGTCACGTTCCGCAACGGCGACCAATACGCGCTCGGCCGCGACATCTTCAAGGGCAGCTTGATGAGCCTGGTGTACCTCGCCAGAACTCGGATGATCACCAACTACATCACCAATTACATGTGGCGAATCACGCCCGACGAGCGGACGGTCACCGTGCAGCTGGGCGACGGCCGCCGCGACGAACCACCTCTAGCCAAGATCCAGCGGTTCATCACCGAGTCGTTCGAGGCAATCAACGCACTCACATTGGCCCCGCAATCCTGATGGGAGACAACACTCATGGCATGGCCCATCGTTGAATACAACGGCGCACCGCACTACCTCGGCCAAGGCGATTTCCTCATCCCGGTCGACCCGTCGACGGGGATGGCGGTAATTCTGCTGCGCCAGAACGGCGGCATCGCCTCGGGCATCGTGGGCGTCGAAAAAGGCGACCCCGGTATGCCGCCGAACTTCCATCCCGACATTCCGGTCACCGAGATGGCATGGAACGACCCGACCCCGGCAGGGGGCACGTGGACCCAGATTTCACCGCCGAACGGCGACAACCCCGGCGTGTGGCAGATGAGCCTCGCGCTGCACGGGCCGCAGCCAGGCACCAGCAGCGGCGGCACCACCCCTACGCCTTCCGATTTCGGTGGCGGCACCGCCGGCCAGGTGCTCGCGGTCAACAGCGCCGCGGACGGGTTCGAGATCGTCGACCAGAAGATCCCCGAGGTGTTCTACCCGGGCGAGATCGACAACGTCGGCTCGGGCAACGTCAACGCCACACTGTGCCCGATCAACATTCCGTCGCGGCCGTGGGCGCGGCGTGTGCGGGCGCAGGGCTACACCGTGGTCACCGGCGAGGCCGCGGACGTGCGCGTCGACCTGGTGGCGCGGCTCAACAACGCTGAGAGCGGCAACATCGTCGGGCACTGCATCGGCATCGCCAGCACCGAGCGGCTGATGTTTGCGCCCGGCAAGCCGATCAACGAGGGCACCGTGTCCGGTTCGTACGACACAATCGCCGCCGGGGCGAGCGCAACGCTGTATGTGCGGCTGGAACGTAAGGCCGGGTCATCGACCTACACCGCGTCGGCGTCGTCGTCGATGTTCTCCGCGGAGGTGTGGCCGCTCTGATGACAGTCGAGATGCCCGATTGGGTGTCGAATACGCCGTCGGCGCCCATCCATCAGAAGCGGCCCGGGTCTGAGCTGGTGCGGCCGTTCACGGCCCAGCAGCTCCAGCAGCTCGGCGGTGAGCTGGTCGAGCAGTTCCTCAAGAGGGTGGTGCTCGCGTTGGCCGGCCTGTTCGTGCCTGGGCAGCTCGGCGCGGCGTTCGATCAGCTCAAGCATTGGGCTGACAACCTCGGTGACCGCATCGTCACCGACATCAACAACAACGCCGGTATCGACCTGTCCTCGTGGGATGCGTTCGTAGACAGCCTGAATGACGGCAAGGGTATTGACCTGCCGTTCATCACCGCGTTCATGTCCGGTGCGCAGGCGTTCTTCGGCGACATCGATTTCACCGCGCCCGATTTCGATCCCGAGGACGCGGCGCGCGAGTTCGTGCGCACGGTGGTACAGCCGTTCATCAACACCATCTCCCGTATCACCGCGGCGCTGCTGGGGCCGTTGCCGATCGGCCTGTTGACCGACGAAAAACTCACGCTGCTCCTCGAGGGCGGGTTCGACGACCCGGTGACCATCGTCGAGGGCTCGGGCTGGACTCACGACGCGACCGACGGCGCCACAACGCCCCTCGGCTGCGCCGTGGTCGAGTGCGACGGGCAGTGGCACATCATGAGCACCGAGCCGCAGCCGGTCTCGCCCGGTTGGGTGCTCAAGGCGGGCGCGCAGGTCAAATACGAGAACGTCGAGGCCGAGCCCGAGTCGAACGCTGTGCGCATCGAGCTCGTGCCCTACAACGGCGACACACCCGGCGTGGCGGTGTGGCTGGCGAGCGACGAGTCACCGTCGGGCTCGCACGACTGGGACGAGCTCAACGCCTGGGGCACGTACACCGTGCCCGCCTCGGGCGTCACTCACGTGTCGGTGCAGACGGTCGTCTCCGACGAAGCCACCGCTGGCCGAGTCAAGGTCGACAATGTGTATTTGCAAGCGACGCAGAAGATCCCGCAGGCGTTCACCAAAGACCTCCCCGAAGACCTGGCGTCGCTGCTCAATTTTGTTCGCACATGGGTGGAATCGGCGCTCGCGGCGCTGGGTGTCGACCCGTCGGGCAACCTGCTTGACGACATCTTCGACCTATCCGACGAGATCGAGTGGATTCGCGACCGCGCGCAGGAGGGTGCGCAGGACGCTGCCGAAGCGTTGACGAACCTCGCGACGTTGGCGAACAACCTGCTGCACAATCCCGGCGCGGTGCTGGGCCAGATCGGCCAGGACCTGGTGGAAAACCTCGAGGACGACCTCGCCGACGCCGGTGACGCCATCGCGGATGTGTTCGATGACATCCGCGACACGTGGCGCGACATCTTCAACGCCATAACCGGCCGCAACGAGACCACATCAAGCCGCGATGAAGCCGCGGCTCAGGTCGCCGAGCTCGCAGCCACCACGGCGGCCAACGCGGCTCTTCTGGCTCAGCTCCAAGCCATCGCTGACGGTGACGGGAGCGGTGGTGTCTCCGGTAGCGATGACTTCGAGCGCGTGAACACGACCGGTATCGGCCCAGGTTGGGATGAGTCGTATGCGGTCAGCACGGCGACGGGCGGCATGTACCAGATTGCCGACGGTCACCAGGCCGAGCTGGTGCCGGTTGGGTCGAGCACCCAGAGTGGTCTGTTCCTACGGTCGCTCGATCAACCGGATGCCAAGACTGAGACCAACTTTCAGAAGGTCACCCTGGTCTTGGGGACCAAGGTGGCAGGCGCTAATGCCATCGACCGGATCTATGGTCGTGTCAGCGACGATGGAACGCAGTATGTGTTTGCCGAGCTGGGGCAGGGGCTGTCATTTCCGACGCGAATTCGTCTGGGGTACAACATCGGCGCAGGTGAGGTCATCACCTACAGCGGTGAGCTGAACGCTGCGCGGTCACCTGGTCAGATTTGGTCGCTGCTGTGTGGGACCGGTGCCAACGCGCGGGTGTTCGGTCTGGCGTTGGGTGGCTCAACCATTGCCGGATGGACCGACTCAGGCAACGTCAGCGGAATGGGTGCCGGGTTCCGGCGCTGGGGGTGGGGCGGCGCGTCGGCCACCTTCGTCGGCGCTCTCAAGCTGCCGTCATCCATCACCCGTGTCACAATCGCCGACAACACCCCAGTCCCCGTGCTGGGCACAACGTTCCGCGCCTACCGGGCCAACACCACAGCGGTGACGTTCTCGCTCGACAACGCATCGGGACGGCTGGAGAACGTGTTCGACACCCTGGAGTACATCTCCTCTGACCTGGTGTGGAACCCGGCCACCGCCACAATCACCGTCACCAAGACGGGGACCTATCTGGTGTCGGCGCGACTCGCGGCCAACGCTGACATCACGACCAGCAGCATCTTGGCCCTGGAGCTGTTCGTCAACGGGGCGCGAAGGACGCGCACCGGCGACAAGCTTGTTGCCGCATCAGGTATCGGGTCCGGGTCCGGTAACGACCGCGAGGTCGCTGGCGCGGCCCCGGTCTACCTGCAAGCCGGGGATCAGTTGTCGCTGTGGCTGTACCTGTTCAACCGGTCTGGCGGGGCCACAGTCAACTTCCCGGTGACCGGCGATGCCGGCGGCATCAATACCTGGTTCACCATGACCAAGGTGGCCTGACATGCCGTGGTCATACCCCCCGACTATCCAGGAGCTGGCCCACGAGCCGGCGTGGTTCCCGACACCACCAACCCCCGATCCTCTTGAGCACCGACCCGCGTGGTTCCCGTGGTACCGGTTCACCGCAACCGACTCCGGCGTCGGCGAGGATGGCGCGTTGGTCGTGCCGCGCCTGCTCACGGCCGACGCTGGCCTCGGTGTCGATGCTGCGTCGCTGTCGCGCGTCGGAACGTTCGGCGTAGACGCTGGCCTCGGTGCTGACTCGGCGCTCATGGTGCCCGGGCTTCTCGTGCTCGACTCGGGTATCGGCGTCGACGAAGCGGCGCGCATCGGCCTATTTGGCGCCGACGCCGCACTCGGTGCAGACGTCGCATCAATGAAACCCGGTTTTACCGCGAGCGATTCGGCGGTCGGTGCGGACATGCTCAGCGGTCTAAGGCCCGGGATCGTTGCGACCGACGCTGGCGTAGGTTCCGATTCGGGCACCATCGCGTTCACTCCGATGTCGCCGTCGACGAGCAGCTACACGTCGCCGGGTGTCTACTCCTATGTCATTCCGGTGTGGTGCCGCTACATCGACATCGTGCTCTGCGGTGCGGGCGCTGGCGGTTCCGGCGGTGCTGGCGGGTTCGGTGTCGGCTCGGGCGGCAACGGCGGCGCATGGGCGTCCTGGACCATCGAGCGTGGTGTGCATATCCCCTGGACTGCAACGACGATCACCATCGTCGTCGGTGCTGGTGGAGGCGGCGGCTCGGGCGGTGTGCTCGGCTCCGATGGGTCGCCAGGCCAGCAGACGACAGCTTCTGTGACTGGCTGGAACCTGGCCGCGGCAGGCGGCACCACCGGAGGGTTCGGGTCTGGGCAGGGTGGCAAGTCACCCGGAAATCACAGCTTCAACGGCTCGACGTACATCGGTGGCACCGGCGACAGTACCCCGCCCGGGTCGGGCGGCCGCGGCGGTAACGGCGGCCTGTTCTCTGGGTCAGACGGTTCGACCGGCGCCCCCGGTGGTGCTTGGGCGCGCGCCTATCAGTAAGAGGAGAAATGGAAGTGGAGCTGTTCGTTCCCTGCCCATTGTGCGGATTTGATGTTGCGGTTCCGCTACTTAGCGAGGGCGACCATATGCGCGCCCCAGATCTGTTGCCCAACATGAACTCTCACGTCATCTCGGTTCACGAGATGGACGTGAGCGGGATGTAACGAAGAGAGGGTTTCAATGGCCACGTATGAAGCTGCCCACCGGCGCGCCTGCGCCGCGGCGATTTGCGCGCTCGGTAACCGAATCGGACTGTACGCAAACAGCACCCGTGTCGGCACCGTGTACGGCGACACCACCTGGGGCTCACCCGTCGACATCACCGAGGGCGGCGTCGACAAGGCCCAGGTGACCGGATCAACGGTCACAATCACCATCCCGGGCGGCACCGTCGCAAACGGCACCGTCATCAACGGCTACGGCATCTTCAACGGATCGACCCTGCTGCGTCGGGAGTCGCTGCCCGCGAGCATCACCGTCAACGACGGGTCGCAGACGTTGAACGTCGACGTGACACCGCGATTCAAGTATCGGGGCGAATGATGGACCGCTACACAGTGTTCGGCATCGAGAAGCCGTTTCCGTGGGTCGGCGTCGCCCTCGGCATCGGCCTGCTCGGCGGCCTGGTGCTCACCGGTGTGCTCTCGTGGGTGTTCGCCGTCGGCAGCGTGGCGCTCGTCGAAAAACTCATCGACGACCGGCCCGACTTCTGACCTCCTGATTCCATCGACCCCGCCACCACGAGGTGTGCGGGGTTTTTCTTTGCCCGAAAGGACAAGCCCGTGGCTGAAAAGCTGCTGCCGTACGACCGCAGCATCGTCCCGCAGGAAACCGGCTACTGGTGCGGCCCCGCGGCGACGCAGGTAGTGCTGAACTCGCGCGGCATCATCAAGGCCGAATCCGACCTCGCCCGCCAGATCGGCACCACCACCCGCGGCACCGACTACGTCGGCCTCATCGAGCGGGTACTCGATGCGATCGTGCCCGACGCTCGCTACACCTCGGTATACATCGAGAACGACCCGCCGACCTCGGCGCAGAAAGAAACCCTGTGGCGCAACCTCGTTGCGTCGATCAACGCCGGGTACGGCGTCGTCATGAACTGGGTTGCGCCGCCGAGCAACAAGCCGCGCGGCGTCAAAGGCAGTGTGTCGCCGTCCTACTCGGGCGGCACCACCTACCACTACGTGGCGGCGATGGGTTACGACGACAACCCGGCCGCCCGCGCGGTGTGGATCGCCGACAGCGGATTCCGGCCCTACGGCTATTGGGTGAGTTTCGACCAGTGCGCCACCCTGATCCCACCGAAAGGCTACTGCTACGCCGCCGCGCCGGCCGCCCCCGCGGCACCCTCGACGCCCGCGCCGGCCGTCGACGCGGTCACGCTGCTGGCGCAAGCGATGAGTCCAACCGAGGTGTCGCGCGAGACGTTGGCGCTTTATCTGCCGCACTTCGCCGAGGCGATGCGCGCTGCCGAGATCACCACGGTGCGCCGCGCCGCGGCCTGGTGCAGCCAGGTCGGCCACGAGAGTGCCGGGTTGCGCTACATGGCCGAGATTCAAACCGATGGCCCCGGGTGGACCGAGGACCGTAGACGGTACCGAGGCCGCGGCCCGATCCAGCTCACCTGGTCGTCGAACTACCGCGAGTTCGGGCAATGGTGCGCCGCACGCGGTTACGTCACCGACCCCGAACTGTTCGTCAAACTGCCCGAGCTTGTCGAGCAGCCGAGGTGGGGATTCCTCGCCGCGTCGTGGTACTGGCTGCACGGCGGCCCGAAACCCGGCCAGATCAACGCCTACGCCGACGCCGGCGACATCCTCGCGGTGTCCCGCTGCGTCAACGGGTGGATCGAGGGCACGAACCCCGTCGGATGGCCCGACCGGCAGGACCGCTGGAACCGCTGTCTCGCCTTGGGCGACCAACTGCTCACGCTCGCAACCACCACCCCAACAGATCCCCTCGAGGAGTTGCTCATGACCAACCTGCGAGTCCCATCAATGTCGATCTACGCCACCCCGGGCGAGCCGGACGTGCCGATCATCGACATGATCCGCGCGCTCGACGCGCACGGCGACCACGAAAGCTACGTCGAGCGCCAGGCGCTGCTTGGCGACACCGACGCAATCGCACGCATCGTGCGCACCGCCGCCGGCAAGGGCAAGTACGGCAACGCACCCGGCCCGGTCAACCAGGCCAAAGACGCGCTCAAGCAGATCGAGGCCGTCAACCCGGCGGCCCTCGAACAGTTCCTCGACAACCAGAAAGGCAGCATTGCATGAACTCGAAGATCGCGCAGACCATCTACGTCGCCGGCAGCGTCGTCACCGGCATCGTCGGCATTGCCCTGATCTGGGGCGGCATCGACGCCGGCACCGCCGACAGCATCAACCAGATCATCGGCGGCATAGGCGTTCTGGTCGGCGGCAGCGGCGCCTCGACCACCGCGGCGGTACGCATCACGAAGCAGGTCAAGGACGGCCTGTTCGATAAGGCTGCGCCCGCCGACGCCGCGATCACGGCCATCGAGCAGACGGTGCAGGCCGCTACCGACGCTAGCGCCGAGGTGGAGCGCGTCAAGCAGGTTGCATCCGATGCGCTCGGCGCAGTGGTCGACTCGGCGCAGTCCAACCTCGGCCCGCTGGCGCAGCAGGCCGTCGAGCGTGTGCGGCTGCTCGGATGATCGATGCGCTACGTGCGGCCGCCCAGGCGGCCGCCGAGGTCTACAACCCCGACGACACCATCGACCTGCTCGGCCTGTTCATCATCGGGCTGCCCGGGTCGCTGCCCGCGATCGCCGCGCTGTGGGTCACCGTTCGCGGGCAACGCAAGGGCCGCGAACGGGCGCGCCGGCTCGACGCCAAAACCGAAGAGATCCACGAGCACGTCGTGAACACACACGACACCAACATGCGCGAGGACCTCGACGAGCTGCGCGACCTGGTCGCGAACGGGTTCAAGCGGATCGAGCGCGATATCGGCGGCATCCGCGAGGAACTCCGCACCGAGCGCAAGGAACGCATCGCCGGGGACGAACGGAACTGCACCTGCTGCCGGTAACCTCGCCGGTGACTGGCAACTGACAAAGCCGCCCCCTAGCTGACTCACAGCTGGGGGGCGGCTTTTAACCTGTCGACGCCACTCTGATGGTGTGCTGGGTCACGGTTTGACTAAACGTGGCGAGGATCTCTTGCGCGTGGCAATACACTCACGCGCGGATACGTGAACCTGGCCAAGGCTAGATGGCCTATTCTCTGCGGCTACCGCAGAATGCGGAGCGGCACAGTGGGTCGGCCTGGTTGAGAGGCCAGTGGTGAGAGGGCGCAAAATTTCATGTCGGAGAAGCAGCGAGCCATCGTCGACTCTCTAACGCTTCGTTTCGTTGGCGAAGACAACAATGGTGTCGCGCTGCATGAACTGCGAGCCGCGCACGTCGCCGAGGTGCTGCAGGGCCTCGTCGGGTTAACCAGCGACTTCGACAAAGCAGGTGCTTTCCACGAAGAGGGACCGGCCGATTCCGAGGTCCTGGTGCGCCCCGCGAAACCGGGGTCCTTCCTCATCGAGGTCGTGCGAACTGTCGTCGAGAACATCGATACGGTGAGGTCCACGGCAACGGCAGCCGGGATTCCGTCGATCGGGGTGATACTCTGGTGGGCCACCCGGTCGCTGCGAGCAGACGTCAAGGACTTCGACTACCTCGCCAACGGCAACGTGAAGATCACCTGGCAGGACGACACAGCCCACGAGGTCTCCCCTGCGGTATGGCAAGAGCTGCAGAAGCGTACACGCCGCCGCAAAAAGCAGTTGCGCCAGATAATGGCCCCGCTGGCCGATCCTCGTGTCACTGAACTTGACGTGGCCGGCCCGCCGGACCAACCAGCAGAGCCGGCTGAACCTCCTCGAATGTTCGCCCTTAATCGCGCCGACTATGACGCGGCTAGGCCAGAAGACGAGGTCGAAGAGACCTCGCAGACATTTGAGGTCGAGGCACAGATGTCCGCCATCGATTTCGACGACCCCACCAGGTGGAGGGTGAAAACGACGAGCGGAACCCGTAATGTGACGGTCGAAGACGAAAAGTTCCTTGGCCGAGTGGCGCGAGGCTTGGCCATCCGTCAGCAAGACATCTTCTGGCTCGAGATCCGCGAAGACGCAATCGTTAAGAATGGCCGCACACGGACCAAGTGGGTTGTAACAAAGGTCGAAAATCATAGGAGGGTAGCCAGTGATCACGAATCACGAGAACGCGACCCGGCATCGCCTTGACCTTCCCAGCCTGATCCTGACATTGGTCGGCCTGGTCTTCGGTGCCATCTCCTACTGGCTGATCTCATCCGAGCACGTCAATGTGCTCGTCATCGTCCCCTCGGTTGTCGCTGTCGTGATCGGCGTGACTCATCTCGTGAAGCGAGAAGCACCTCGTGGCTGAACGGTTTGCGTCGATGACGAGCTAGTTCATCGACTGCGGATCGAGCTGGAACTCGATGCCGACAACGACGTCGTCGAGGTCGGCCGACAAGATGATTGCGTCGGCGAGTTCGACGCGCAGTCGCGAGAGCGTGTGTGCGTATGCGTGAGCACCGGGCAGCCCGGGCACCTCGGCAAGCCACATATCACCCTCACGGGTGACAGTCGCGGTGTAGTTCATCCGAGTAACGACCCTCCCCTTCTAGTGCACACTGCCCTGATGTGATCGGCGATACGCTAAACACGAACCGCCCTCCCGCATACTCTCCAGCAGGGGGGCGGTTCGCCGCGTGCCTCAGCTGCCGCTGCGGGTGGCGATACCTACGCAGGTGCCCACCGCGTCGTTGTACTCGGGCCAGTTGTCGATGAGTTGACGGCCATCCGGCAACATCGTGTGGCGGCGCGCGTCCGAGGTCAGCGCGTATACGGTTGCGTCGCTCATCACCCACGAGTCCTGGCTCGACACTCGTTCGCCGCTCGGTGTTGTGATGTTGCCGCCGACGATCACCATCCCAGATGGACCCGAGATCGACTGGGCGTTTTCCAGGTGCTCGCCGTTGGTGAAGCTGGCATTGATGACGTCCACCACCTTCGCCGGGGCCTCGCTGCATCCCGTCGCCTGAGCAGCTGGCGGCTCAATCGGTGCAGGCACAGCGGCAGTCCGGCCGAGTGCGTTGTCGACAGTTCGAGTGACGGTGGTTGTGGCGGTCTTGCTCGATACGTCGTCTGATGTGCCGCCGATCATGCAGCCGCCCGCACACCCAGCGACGAACGCGCCCGTGGCGATCGCAACCACCATCCCGCGGCCTACCCCGTTAGCCATGCGCAGGATCGTACGACAGCCCGTTGACCGGCGCGGGCAATCTCAGCGCCGTTTGCGCAACGTGTGCTGCACGGCGAACGCCGCCCAAATCAGCGTCCACATGCCGCCCCACATCAGCCACAGCACACCGAACGTGGACACATCGCCCTCGGGATCACCGGCCGTCGCCAACAACGGCAGCCCGAACAGCAGCGTCCCGACGAGCGAGAAGAACGCCAGCAGCGCGAACCCGTAATTCACGGTGAACCGCCGCTCGCCGCCCGGGGCCGCGAGCGGCGGCGCAGCCTGGTGCCCGGTCCAACGCTGACCATCCCAATAACGTTGCCCGCCGTGGCCGGCCGGATCTGGGTACCAGCCTGGAGGCGGTAGCGGTGCGAGTGCCATGCCGCCGGATATTAACGCACCTGTGGCGCGGTGTTAGCTCGCTGCGGACAGTGGCGGGCGGCCTTGCTCGCGGAGTGGCCGCAACGCCCGCCACGGGTCGAGCGAGGTGATCGCATCGTGCATCCGCCCCTCGGGCACCTTGGTGTAGATCTGCGTCGTCGCAATGGACTTATGACGTAGCAGCTCTTGGACGACGCGAATGTCCGTGCCGTTGTCGAGCAGTGTGGTCGCGTACCAGTGACGCAGGCAGTGCGGCGTGCCGCGCACCCCGGCTCGCTTCATCGTGCGGCCGATGATGTCGGACACCGATTTCGACAGGATGTGCTCGCCCTCGTGGCCCCGCATCGGGAACCAGTACCCGGCGGCGGGCATCTCCGAGGCCATCTCGATCAGCAGTGGATGCAGCGGCACCGAGCGCAGCCGTTTGCCCTTGCCCTTGACCCACAGCACGCGGGCCGACATGTCGATGTCCTCGCCACGGATCTTGGCGATCTCATGGACGCGCAGACCGGCGAGCAAGGCGAGCAGGATCATGCGCCGCGTCGACGTCCACATACGGGTCTGCAGCAAAGCCACCACATCGGCGTCGCTGACCGGTCGCGGCTGGCGATCGGGCAACCGGGGAGCCCCGACTTTCACCATCGGGTTGTCCTCGCGCCGGTCGGTGAGCTGCAGCCATTTGAACCAGGCAGACAGGTAGCTGGTGTAGGTGCACGCTGTGGAGTCTGACCAGTCTTCGTGGTCGGCGATCCAGCGCACGAGGTCGGTGGCGCGGATCTTCATGGGCTGTACGCCCGTCTCAGCGTGCAGCAGGTGGATGACGCGCAGGCGCTCGTCGATGGTTCGGCGCGAGAGTCGTTGAGCTGTTTGCCAGATTTCCCAATCGTCCAGTCCGAGCGTCGCCATTGAGGAGTTGTTCACATCGCGAAATTTTGCGGTTTCGAAACCGTCAATTTCGAGATTCGATGTGGATCTGTAGCCCCACCGTGCTCGCTCCGTGGCCATCTCGGTCAGGCCGCCGAGTCGCGGGTGTCGGCGATCCTACGGACGGGAAAGGGACGTACTACGGTCTGGTAATCCGCAGGTCGCTGGTTCGAGCCCAGCTGGGGGCACCATCCGTCGGGGTTGAACATCGGCCCCTGGCCGGTGAACAGCCAGTCGCGGCTGAGGCCGGTCGCGGCCGCGATCTGGTCAACCTCGGCTACATCGAGGACTTGGGCACCGCGGACTCGCTTCGAGAAAGCGCTCGGCGCCATGCCGACAGCCTTTGCTACGTCCTTGCTCTTGGCCCCAGTGGCACTGAGGCCGATGCGCAGTCGGCTCGCTACTTCCTGGTGGAAGTCAGCCCCGGAGGGGTTGAGTTCGATAACCGTAGTGCTCATGGGTGAATACGTTACCCGCTCACTGAATATGCGCAAGATATAGCGCTGAAATTTCCCTCACAGAAACACGCGGCGCTCAAGGTGCTTGACCAGATGCGCTCTGCGCCCTATGAATTTCTCTGTGAGAAATTTAATGCCGCAGAGAGAAGCGAGCGGCGACAGTGTCGCAACTGCCATCCGCATCGGCCTCGCCCGCACAAACAAGACCCAAACCGCACTCGCGCGCCACCTCAAACTCTCCCAGCCATCCGTCCACCGACGCATGTCCGGCAAGGTGCCTTGGCGCATCCACGAGCTGGCCGCCGCCGCCGAGTTCCTCGGCATCACCGTGCCGGATCTGCTCGATGAGGAAAAGGCCACCGCATGATGCCGATGACCGCCGCCGAGATCATCGACCGCGACGCCGAGATCGTGGAGCACTCCAAGCGACTCGGCGATCGCACAGCCGCGCTGCTCGATCGCTACCTGCGCCACGCCGACAACGCCGATCACCTCGCGCAGATCGAGAACCTCGCCGGCCTGCTGCGCAGCGCGCTCGCCTACAACCTTGCTCTCGGCTCCGAGGTCGCGCACTACTGCGGCGAGATGCGGCAGGCGCGCACGGAGCGTGACGAGGCGCTGACCCGGGTGCAGGAACTCGAGGACGAACTCGACGAGCTGCGCGGCGACCTCGCTGCGGGCGTCGCGGCGGCGTGCGGGGGTGACGCGTGATCGGGGTCTTGTTGATCATCGTCGGGCTGATGCCGTTCGTGGTCGGTGCGGTGTGGGCTTGGAAGAACGACCGTGCCTTGTTCAACGCCTTCGCCGTCGTCATGACGTTCATTGCGGCGGTGGTCGTGATCGTCGTCGGCATCTCGATGCTGATTACGGGTGCGTCGTGATCGCCGCGATCGCTGGCCTTCTGCGCGGCGGCGCGGACTTCTTCGATGCGGTCCAGGCGGCATACGACGAGCGGCGCAAGGGATTTGCGGAGCGTGAGGCCGGCGACTTTCTCGACGTCGAAGACCTGGACCTGGTGCGGTCGAGCGAGCTGCAGAGCCCCGTGCCGCCGGGTTACCCGAAGTTGGTCAGGGATGCGATCGACGCCTATTTCGAGATGTTCGCAGAGGTCACTGGTGTGCAGTTGATCGAGGACTCTGCGCGTGTCGAGGGGACGCGGCGCGCGCATACCGCCGGGGAGGTGAGCGCCGAAACCCCCGACGCGGCGCCCTCCCCGGCGGGTCTCGAAGACTCGGAACTTCTGCTCGCCGCGGCCGCCGTCATCGAGATGGACGGCGCGGACATGCTCACGGAGCTCGCCGTAGCCCTTCGCGACCGCGCCGCCCAGTTCGCGGCGCTCGAAGCGACAACAGGCATTCCGCAAGAGAAGTAGGCCCCGCGCTGGTGACGCAGCGCGAGGCCCCATTCAAAAACCGATAAGGAAGGTTGCAATGTCAGCATACCCCTGCGAGGTCCACGAGACCGCTGGCGGTGGCATGGATGCCGTCGTCACCACGCCCGACGGTGAGGTTCTCGCCGGCATGGCGACAAAGCTCAGCCTTGGCCCGTGGACGGTCGCGTTACTCGACGGCCAGGGCGGTCACGCGGCGGCGACCGGGCTTGATGAGTCCACTACGCGAGACCTGTTGCAGTTCCATGCCGCCCTGCTGTCGCGCACGCTGACCGCCGAGGCGGTGGCATCGTGAAGCGCACCACGTTCCACAAGCACACGGCGCGCCGGCCCCTCGCCGCGGTGGCGGCTGGTGCAGTGCTCGCAGGTACCGGGATTGGGTACGCGGCGCACGCGGACGCCGACCCCGGGGTTGGTTGCGAGACGATCGCGGCGCCGGGCCTGCTCGACTGGGGGCAGAAACGCACCATCTGCGACACCCCGCGCCGCGCTAATGGCAGCTGGACGAGGTCGCGGAAGTATTGGACCCCAGCGCATTACGTGCCGGTGTCGTGCTATCGGTGGTCCTGCACGGGCGGCTACTACGCGGGTGACACGGTGGCTCGCTACGAGGAATACGTGGTGTTTGACCACAACGTGCTGCCCGACGAGCCGGGTTGGTTGCCGACCGGATCGGTGGTGATCCGGTGAGTTTCAACGACTCTCGCGTGACGCGCGCGATTTCGCTGCTGCTGACCGAGGAGCCGCGCCTGGTCGATGAGGCGTGCGAGCTGATGGAAGCGTTGTGCGACGAGCTGCCCGCGCCGACAGTGCGACCTGTGATGCCTACGGGTCTCTCGATCGGCGGGTTTCCAATCGTCTTGTACGGCGGCAGGGAATACCTCGCTGTCGATGACAGCGTTCTCGTGTTGCCAGGCGGCGGTGGTCGGATGATGCGCCGCTACAAGGGCCGCCACCGCGTCGCTGAGGGGCGGCCGAGCGTCTACGCGATCCGGTGGCGGTTGTTCCGCGAGGACTGGACCCGCGCGGCGGTGCCGAACGGTGGTGAGGCCCGGTGAGCACCCGCCAGGTCGACATGATACCCGAGGCGAACCTCGACCGCGTCGCGAACATCGCCCTCGGTATTGCCGAGAAGATCCGCGAGGACGACCCGCGGCGGCTGTACGCCGAGTTGGTCAACCTCGCGCAGTGGCACCCGGCGAAGGCCGCGCAGGTCACGATGGCGCTCGCCGCGTTCTTCAACCCCGACGAGGGCATCGACACGCTGCGCCGCCGCGTCGAGGCAATCACCGCGCCAAGGCATCTCGTGATGGGAATGGCGTCGTGAGCGCGTACGGCCTCGGCCTCGTCGAATCGTGGGAATCGTACGAGCCGGATGACTGGACCCTCGGCGCGGCCTGCACGCAGACCGACCCCGAGGTGTTCTATCCCGAGAAAGGCGAATCGGTTGAACCGGCGCGCACCATCTGCGCGCGGTGCGATGTGCGGGCCAAGTGCCTAGAGGTCGCGCTCGCCAACGATGAAGCGTTCGGCATCTGGGGCGGTTTGACCCCGAATCAACGCCTGGCATTGAAGCGTGGCAGGGCATTCCGCGCCTGCGGGTACTGCGGTGAGCAGTTCATGCTTGTGGCCGCGTGGGTGTTCGGCGTCATCGCGTGGGCCGCGTTCGTGCTGCTGTGGCGCGAACTGTTCGTCGTGGCCGGGATCGCCTCGGCTGCAGCGACGTTGGCATGGGGATTCCGTCAGCAGCCCGACCCCGACGACTGGTCGACAGATGAATGGTGGATCGAAAGAGAGACAGACGTGGCTTACGAGTGGGAGACCGACGAGTGGCGCCGCGCCACGCACACCATGAGCGAAACCGAGCGTGCCGCCGCAGTTGGCGCGCACCGGCACGGCCTCGGTGTGATCGGTGACCGCGACGACGCGCGCGACGAGATCGGCGGTGCCCGATGAGCAGCGAACCGTTCTGGACCGCGCACGCCGAACTCGCTGGTGAGTACAACACGCGCGAGGAATGGCTCGAACTGCGTCGGCGCGGCATCGGCTCATCCGACTGCTCGGCCGTGCTCGGCATGGGCAAGTACGGGTCGCCGTTCTCGGTGTGGGCCGACAAGACCGGCCGGTCGCGCCCGGTCGATGAAACCGAGGCGATGATGTGGGGCACCCTGCTCGAGCCGGTCATCCGCGCCGAGCTTGCGCGTCGCCTCGGCGTCGAGATCGTGGAGTGCCCGACGCTGCGGTCGCTCGTGCGACCCTGGCAGCTCTACAACCCCGATGGTCTGATCCTGTCGCAGAACGCGGTCGTCGAGATCAAGAACGCCAGCGCGTGGCTCGCGCACGATTGGGACGACCAGGTGCCCGATCACGCCGAGTTGCAGGTACAGCACGGCATGGCGGTCACCGGCGCAGACGGCGCATACGTCGCCGGCCTCGTCGGTGGGAATCGCCTGCGGTGGGAGTACATTCCGCGCGACGACGAGCTGATCGACACCATCAACGAGGCCGAGCGGCATCTGTGGGAGACGTACATCGTTCCCGATGTCGCGCCGCCGATTGACGGGTCGGACGCGACCGCCGAGGCCATCGCCGCGCGGTGGCCGCGACGCCACGAGGCGGTTGACGTCGTCGACGGCGACCAGGTGGCCGAGGTCGAGGCCGCGGTCGCCGACTATCGGGCCGCGCTCGACGCCGAGAAAGCAGCCAAGGCCGACAAGGCGCGGGCGGTCAACGTGCTGACCGACATGCTGCGCGGTGCCGATGCGCTCGCCGATGCCGGTGGCCGAAAGCTCTTGGCGCTCAAGCGTGGACAGTTCCGCGAAAAGGCGTTCCGCGAAGAGCAGGACGACGGCCCGTGGCTGCACAAGGTCGAGGTGATCGACCGCAACCGGCTCAAGGCCGACGACCCCGACCTTTACCGCCAGTACCAATCCACTTCCATCTACATTCCGAAAGGCAAATAGCAGCAATGGCACGTGATTTGGCGCGTCGCGCCCGCCAGTCAGTCGAGCAGCAGCAGGCGAACAGCAACGACCTGCGCGCGAAGTTGGTGCAGATGGAATCGCAGTTCCAACGCGCAATGCCCAAGGGCGGCGAGGCCGTGCAGTTGATTCGCGACGTGATGACGTGCATGTCGCAGACACCGAAACTCGCGCAGTGCGAACCGCGGTCGGTGCTCGGCGCGGCGATGACCTGCGCGCAACTCGGCCTGCGGCCGGGTGTCGGCGCGCTCGGCCAGGCGTGGATTCTGCCGTTCTGGGATGCCAAGGCCGGTGCGAACAAGGCGCAACTCATCATCGGCTACAAGGGCTACGTCGAACTCGGCCACCGCTCGGATCGCATCGCGTCGCTGCACTCGCGCATCGTCTACAGCAACGATGTGTTCGACGTCGAATACGGTGCGGCCGAGGACAAGTGGATTCACAAGCCGTGCCTCGACGGGCCGCGCGGCGAGGCACGTTTGTTCTACGCCGTGGGCCGGTTGGCGAACGGCGGCTACTCGATCACCGACCCGATGACCGTCGCCGACATGCAGGCGCACCGCGACCGGTTCGCGATGGCCCGAAAGAACGGCAAAGTCGTCGGCCCGTGGGTCGACCATTTCGAGTCGATGGCGCAGAAAACGATGCTGCTGCGCCTCATGCAGCTGATGCCGAAGTCGACCGAGATTCAGCGCGCCTTGGACAACGACGGCAGCGTGCGCGTGGATCTCGACGCGGACGCCATCGACCACCCGACCCACATCGAGGGCGAGGTGATCGGCGACCCGGTCGATGAGGTCGCCGACGCGCCAGCCGAGCGTGAGCAGGTCGTGGTATCCGACGCCGCGGCGACCGACGCCACCGAGGTGCAGATGGCGAGCAAGGAACAGCTTGCGCGCCTGGCCGAGATCCAGAAGGCCGAGAAGTACAGCGACGACGATTGGTTCCGGTACCTCGCCGACGTGGCCGGCGTGCAGGCCACCCGGGCCGAGGACATCACGTTCGCCGAGGCGGCGCGCGTGATCGAGGTGTTCGACGGGCCGGCCGCATGACCCGCTCGCCGAGCTACCACTACGCCGCTGCCGACGCGCTACTCGCCGAACTGGCTGAGTCGAAACCGGAGTCGTTCAAGTTCCCGTTCGTGCAGGCCAAGGTGCAGCGGGCGCAGATTCACGCGCTGCTCGCGAACTCGCCGTGGCACCCCGGCATCGACGCCGAAGCTGTCGAGGTCGTTGACGACGAGGGCCGGGTCGTGCGGCGCGACAACCCGCTCGACTGCCGCGAGTGCGGCGGCTCGTTCGACCGGTGCATCAGCCTGCCGCCCGGGCGCAAGTGCTGCCCAGACTGCCGGCACCACCTCGATACCCGGCCGCGCATCGAAACCCGCACGGCGAAAGGCGATCTGCTGTGACCCGCACGCGCACGCGTCGCAGCGCCAAGGCCGCCGGCGCGTGGTTCGAGCGCACCATCGCCGACTACCTCGCCGCCGCACTCGAAGACGACCGCATCGACAAGCGCGCGAAAACCGGTGCCCGCGACAAGGGCGACATCCTCGGCGTTCGCGCGCACGGGCAGCGCGTCGTCATCGAGTGCAAGAACACCGCGCGGCTCGCGCTGCCCGAGTGGACCAACGAGGCACACACCGAGGCCAACAACGACGACGCCCTCGTCGGCGTCGTCATCCACAAACGGCACGGCGTCGCCGCCCCGGGCCGGCAATGGGTCGCCATGACCGTTGACGATCTGCTGGCGCTCATCTCGGGCAGCCGGCGCGGACACCGAACGGAGGTTACCGAGTGAAACTAGTTGTGACCGTTTACACCAAGGATGACTGCCAGGGCTGCACGCTGACGAAAAAGCACCTCGAAAAGCTCGGCATCGCCTACACCGAGGTTCCCGTCGACAGCGACCCCGGCATCCGCGCGGCCATCGAGGAACTCGGCTACAGCACCGCGCCGGTGGTGTGCGCGTCGACCGACGAGGGCGAGCTGCACTGGGGCGGTTTCCGCTATGACCGGATCAAGGCACTCAAGGCGGTGGCATGAGCATCAACGCATCTGAGGATGGCCTCGAACCGCTCGGCGAGGTGCCCGCCATCGAACCCACGGCGTTCTCGCCGGTTCACGAGGTGACCTACTACCAGGCGCGCTGCACCGCGTGCGGCTACACCGAAACCGACTACGGCGAGTACTCCGCGTGCAGCGACCCGGGCAGCGTCATCGACGATGTCATCGAGCACTCCGGGTGGTTCGGCCGCTACGCGCCGACCGGCGAACACACCAACATCGGCGGCCGGTGGGTGCCGCACCGCGAACTCGTCGAACTGCTGTGCCGCGGTTGCCAGCACTGCGAGGTGTGCGGCACCACCCCGGCGTACTCGGTCGACGACGAGCACCTGGTGTGCGAAGCGCACGAGGACCACGAGTTCGGGGCCGCATCATGACCGCGACATACGAACAGGTGATCGCTGCCCTGCGAGCCGCCGAAGAACGTGAGACGAAAGCAGCACGCAAACGCCTCACGTTGTTCGCGCTCGAATCCGTCGCCACAGATGGGTTCCCTCGGGTGTCTGCGTACACAGTCGACGCTCTAGTCGGCCGCGGCCTGATCGAACCCGTACCGGGAGACAAGACGCCGCGCTATCAGCTCACCGCTGAGGGTCGGATCATGCTGCACGCCAACCCGGCCGAGTCCGAGCCGGGAGACGAACTCGTGCTGTTCGGAGGTCTGTGATGCAGGTCGGCGAGGTGTTCACCCGCAGCGACATCGAGACCCAGCCGTGCGTGCACTGCGGCGCCCCGGCCGTCGCTCTCGATGACCCCCGGGCAATGCACTTCGAGGTCGCCGACAACGGTGCCCGCACCGAGTGGCCGGAGTGCTTCACCGTCGTGCGTGGGCGGCGCGGTGATCGACGCAAGACTCTCGGCACGACTGCGGAGGTCGCGGCATGACTGTGGAGCGCATGACCGATTGCATGTCATACACCGAGTTCGTGGCGGCGAAGGCCAGGTTCGACAACACCTATGGCCATCAGGTTGACCCGGGCGAGATTCACTCGATGTTGTTGCCGCACCAGCGCGATCTGGTGCGCTGGGCGGTCGCCGGGGGTAGGCGCGCGATCTTCGCGGCGTTCGGCCTGGGCAAGACCGTGATGCAGCTGGAGATCGTGCGCCTGTCGCTAGCCAAGCATGGCGGTGGGCGAGGCTTGATCGTGATGCCGCTGGGCGTGCGGATCGAGTTCGCCCACGACGCCCAAATGCTAGGCATCGAAACCCGGTTCGTTCGCCGCACAGAAGAAGTCGGCGGTGACGGAATCTATCTCACCAACTATGAGAGTGTCCGCGACGGAAAGTTGGACCCGACACTGTTCACGGCCGTCTCACTCGACGAGGCGAGCGTGCTGCGCTCGTTCGGGTCCAAGACCTACCAGTCGTTCCTCGAGCTGTTCGACGGGGTGCCCTACCGGTACGTCGCCACCGCCACACCCTCGCCGAACCGGTACAAGGAGCTGATCCACTACGCGGGCTATCTCGGGGTGATGGACACCGGTGCGGCGCTCACGCGTTGGTTCCAACGGGACTCCACGAAGGCGAACAACCTCACCCTCTACCCGCATAAAGAACACGAGTTCTGGCTGTGGCTGAACACGTGGGCGGCGTTCGTGCAATCCCCGGCAGACCTCGGTCACGACGCCACCGGCTACGACCTGCCGCCGCTGGAGGTGTTGTGGCATGAGGTTGATCCGCCGGCCGATGAGTTCGATTTCGAGCGTGACGGGCAGGGCCAGTTGGTGCGCGGGGTGAACCTCGGCCTGCCGCAGGCTGCGGCCGAAAAGCGCCGGTCGTTGGATGCTCGGCTGTCCAAGCTGGTCGAGATCGTCACCGACCACGCCGAACACGGCGAGGGCCAGATTGTGATCTGGTGCGACCTCAACGACGAGCAGCGCGCCATCGAGAAGGCCCTCGAAGATGCCGGGTTGAGCTTCTCATCGGTGTACGGGTCACTCGACCCGGACGAGGTGGAGCGCCGCCTGGCCGACTGGAAGAACCGCGACACCTACGCGCTGATCGGCAAACCAGTGATGCTCGGGCAAGGCATGAACCTGCAGCAGGCCCACACCTGTGTGTACATCGGCATCACGCACAAGTTCAACGATCTAATCCAGAGCTTGCACCGGATTCAGCGGTTCGGCCAAACCCATCCCTGCAAAGCCCATTTGATCCACTCCGAAACCGAGCGGGAAGTGGTGCGGGTCATCCGCGAGAAATGGGCACAACACCGAGAGTTGACATCAACGATGACCACCATCATTCATGAGTACGGACTTGACCCCGAGGCAATTTCGGAAGCGCTGCAACGCTCCATCGGATGCGAACGCATCGAAACATCCGGTGAGGGATGGGTGTTCGCCAACAACGACTGCGTTCACGAAACCGAGAGAATGGCAGACGATTCGGTGGATCTGATTGTCACCAGCATTCCGTTCTCCAACCACTACGAGTACACGCCGAGCTACAACGATTTCGGCCACACCGACGACAACGCGCATTTCTGGGCGCAGATGGACTACCTCACACCGCAGCTGCTGCGCATCCTCGCGCCGGGCCGTATCTACGCCTGCCACGTCAAGGACCGCATCTTGTTCGGCAACGTCACCGGCGCCGGCGTGCCCACCGTGTCCCCGTTTCACGCCGAGGCGATCTTCCACGGCCGCAAACACGGCTTCGACTACCTCGGCATGATCACCGTCGTAACCGATGTGGTGCGGGAAAACAACCAGACGTACCGGCTGGGCTGGTCCGAGCAGTGCAAAGACGCCACCAAGATGGGCGTCGGCTCCCCGGAATACATTCTGCTGTTCCACAAACCGCAAACAGACAGGTCCCGTGGGTATGCCGACGTACCGGTCATCAAGAGCAAGAGTGACTTCTGGTGCACGGTTCACTCCAGCATGCCCGCTGGCGAGAACATGGACGATTGGGGCGAATGCGACCCGGAAAACCCCTGCCGTCCTGGCTACAGCCGTGCCCGTTGGCAGGTGGACGCGCACGCGTTCTGGCGATCGAGCGGAAACAGGACACTGACAGCCGACGAGCTCGCCGCGCTGCCACCAGACCAGCTGGCCTCATTGTTCACCAAGTACAGCCTGCAGGATGTCTACGACTACCAGTCACACGTCCGCATCGGTGAGCAACTCGAAGGTCGCGGTGCCCTGCCTGCCACGTTCATGGCCATCGCCCCGGGATCGTGGTCACCTCACGTGTGGCACGACGTGAACCGGATGATCACCTTGAACGGGGAGCAGAAACGCCGCAACGTCCAAATGCACGTGTGCCCCCTGCAGTTCGACATCGTTGATCGGCTGATCACTCGTTTCTCGAATCCTGGCGAGTTGGTGTTCGACCCGTTCGGCGGGCTGGGCACCGTGCCGTTGCGGGCTCTGAAACTTGGTCGCCGCGGCCGTGGTGTCGAGCTGAATCCCGGCTACTACTTCGATGCTGTCAAGTATTTGCAAGCCGAGGAGCGCCGGCGCGACATGCCAAGCCTGTTCGACCTTGAAGACGCGTCATGACCGCCGAGTCGATGTTGTGGTTCCGCCACCAGCGCCACTGCCACCGTTCCGCGTGGGGACATCCACGGCCCTCCGTCCCGAAACCGCAACCCGCACAGGACACCGCCGAGGTCGACCAGTGATGCTGACCTGCCGCGCATGCGCCGGCCCGTACGACCGCTGCCAGGCCCAGTGGGAACGCCACCGCAAGTGCTGCCCCGACTGCACGCACACCCATCAGCCCAGGCGCATCCAGCGGCGCCGCACCAAAGGCTGGCGCATGCCCGAAGGCGCCATCTACGTCGGGCGAGGAACGAAGTGGGGCAGCCCATTCCGGCTTAACAACCGAGCTGGCGGACTGGCCCGCGTGCCCGCTGTCCACCACCCCGAGCAGCCGTGGGAATACGAAGGCCGCATCAGCGCGGACGGAATGAACCACCCGTACTACCGCCCGGACGGCCGGATCGTCCCATGCGAGATCCGGTACATGACGCCCGCCGAATCCGTGCAGTGCTACCGCGCATACGTCAGCGGCGGGGGCTGGCCGATCGACTGGAAACCACGGGGCGCGCCAACGCTCGACGAGATCCGCGACCGGCTTCGCGGGCACGACCTCGCGTGCTGGTGCCCGCTCGACCAGCCATGCCACGCCGACGTGCTGCTGGAGCTGGCCAACGCTGGGACGGTGCGCTGATGCCGATCCGACCGGAAAACCGTGGCCGCTACCCGCGTGACTGGAAACAGATCAGCGAACAGATCCGGTTCGAGCGCGCCCAGAGCCGGTGTGAGTGCGAAGGCGAATGCGGTCGCGGTACACACACCGGCCGCTGCCCAAACATCCACGGAAAGCCCGCATACGGCACCGGTAGCAGGGTCGTGCTGACCGTCGCACACCTCAACCACACACCCGAGGACTGCGCCGACGACAACCTGCGCGCGATGTGCCAGGGCTGCCACCTGCACTACGACCGCGAGCACCACGCGCAGACCGCCGCGGCCACCCGCCGCGCGGCAGCCGAGGCGCAGATGCGACCGCTGTTCTACGTCACCAGCGGACTCGACGAATTCCATCCCGACACCACAAGGAACCCCTGATGCTGCCTGATTGCGCGCTGTGCGGCTGCCCGTATCACGAGGACCGCTGCCGCACCGTCGTTGGCGCCGCCGAATACATCTTCGGCTACCTCCCGATGTTCTGCGACTGTCCAGGCTACGAGGAACCCGAGGACGCGACGTGACCGACCCGAAGATCTGGCTGCCGTTCAGTCGGCGCGAACTCATCGCGATGCAGCGGTGTCCCGACTGCGGCTGGCACCCGAAAACGCAAGGCCACCACCCCGACTGCCCAACCAACAACGCGGACGGTTCGGTCCCAGTAGTGAAGGGGATTCGCTGATGCCACGTATTCGCACGATCAAGCCCGAGTTCTTCCGGTCGCCGGACACGGCCCGTGTCAGCTTCCCGGTGCGCATCTTCTACCAGGCGCTGTGGTGCTGGGCCGACGACTTCGGCATCGGCGAAACGAACATCTACGGGCTGCTCGGTTTCGCGTTCTGCGATGAGGACGGATTCACCGCGCAGGATTTGCGCCAGTTTTGCGCCGATGTTGCGCAGCACTACGGCGTCATCTTCTACGAAGTGCGCGGGCGGCACTATTACGCCATCCCAAGCTGGCGTGACCACCAGAAGACCGAGAGCCGCGAGGACCGGCGCAAGTACCCGCCACCAGACCATCCCGAAGCGGTTCCTGACCTGCGGTTTCATCCTTGCGCGGATTCTGCGCCGGATAGTCGGCGCGAAACCGGCGCGGAATCGCGCGGAACCGGCGCTGGAACAGGGGAACAGGGGAACAGGGGAACAGGGGAACCCCCCCAACCCCCCCGCGACGAAATCGCACCCGCCGCGCTGCCCGCCACACGACGTACGGGCGCCGAGATCGCACGCGCCCGATTCACCGCGATCCCCGCCGAAAGCTCGACCCTGGCCAAGCAGATCGCCCGCAGCTACAGCGACAGCCTCGACACCCCCATCGACGCGAAAACGCTCAACGAGATCTCGGCACACCTCGACCGGTGCCTGCAGGCCGGGCAGACACCCGAGGCCATCGCCGCCGGCATCCAGCTATGGGGCCAGTCGGATTCGTTCGCACCGAGCCAGATCCCGAAGTACGTCACCAAGGCCGCCGCGGCGCGTAGCCGCCGGGGCGTGGGACGGCCGACGCTCAAGGCCGTTGCCACACACGAGGTCGCCGAACAACTCGCCGCGCAACTGGAGGCCCAACAGTCATGACGCTCATCGTCGACGGCATCACGATCAACGCATCGCCCGACACCGTGCGGGCCATCGGCCAGGTGCTCAAGCTCGCCGCGATCCTCGACGACCGCGTGACGCAGGCCGACGCGGCGCGCATCGCGGCCTGGTCCGAGCAAGTCGAGCGGCACAAGCTCACCGAGTCGGATCTGCTCGACGGGCTGCAGGCGTTCTACGACAGTCCGGCCGATCACGCCATCGGCATCGGCGACTTGATCCATCACGCACGCACCGCCAAACGGGTTCGGGTCGACCGCGAGTCGGCCGCTGAGCGTGAGGCACGCCGGGAACGCCTCGACCTCAAGGCCGCGCCCGAGGAAACCGCCGCCATCGCCGCGGCGGTCACCCTCGGCCCGGTCGAGCCGACCGACCGGCTCGAGGTTGCCAAGCAGCGGTTGCAGACGTGCGTCGACCGCGGGTCGGCCATCGCCGCGATCCGCGAGTATTTCGCCGCCAAGGCCGAGGCGCAGATTCGCGCCAGAACCGCCCGAAACGGCGTCTCGGCACCAGTGACCCTCGGATCGCCGGAAAACACGCCAGCGGCGAGCACGGCCGCGGGAACAGGCGGTTTCGCATGAGCCTCGACCGCTACCAACTCGGCGAACTGCTCACCGTCGGTTGGAACGACGAGATGGCCGCACGGGTTCCCGAACGCCGATCACGCGACGTGCCGCCAAGAGATGCGCCACGACGGCACCGCGTGGGTGCCTTACGACCCGCCCCGATGCCACGGCTGGCACTGCAACCGCTGCGGCGCCGCGACAAACAGCTACGGCCACCACAACTGCCCAGACCGACCCCAGCGACAGGAGAACCACCGGTGACCCGCGACAAGTCGAGCCGCACACTCACCGCCGGCCAGCTCATCGCCCAGCTGCTCAAGGTGCCCGCAGACACACCCGTGGTGATGAGCCAAGAGGACGAACCGGTCGGCTGCTACGGCGTTCGCAGCGTGGAGCTCGAAGAAATGCGCCGAGACCCGACGTACGCCGACGGGCCGTTCGGCCGGGACTCGTGGCACTCCACCCTGTACAGCTGCGCCGGTTACGACCCGCCGCAGCAGGTGGTGTTCCTCGGCCCCGAGCGGCCCTGGCAGCCCACCATCGACGGCGAACCCGAGCGGCCCGCGATCGAAAGCGGTGACCGCCGGTGAGCATGAACTTTCACCTCACCCGCGCCGAGCAGACCAAGCTCCGCGAAAAGCTCGCCAGCGTGCCCGAACTCGCCGAGGACCTCGCGGTCACGATCACCCGCCAGGCCCGCATCCAGAAACCCAACCTCGGCAAGCCCCGCCGCCAACGACCCGAACCATGCGTGCCGTTTCACCTCGGCGCGTCCGAGGCCGCCGACGAGCTGCAACGCTGCCTCGCCGTCTGGGTGCGGTTCGTGTGCGACGCCCGACAGATCGAATACACCGACACCGACGACCTCGCCTCGCTGGCGCGATGGTTGCGCCGCAACGTCGTCACGCTCGCACTCATCGAGGGATCGCAACGCGCCTACGTCGACATCGCGCACCGGATCGACGAGTGCCGCAGGCAGATCGACCTACCGCCCGAGGACGAGATCGTGATCGACCGTGCTCGCCTTGAGCAGGCCAACCGGCAGATCGTCACCGCCGGGCAGGCCGAGAAGATCGCGCACCGGCTCGGCGACCTCGGCCGCCGGTTGACCACGCAGCGCGTGCATTCGCTCAACCGCCGCGGTCATCTGCGCCCGGTCGACACCGATCCTGAGACCGGTACGAAGTTCTACCGACTAGGCGATATTCTGCAAGCGCATTTGAAATGCGCTCAGCGACAACGTCGTTCGTGAATTAGCCACCCCCCCAGTGATACGCTGCCGCTAAGCGGCGACGTACACCCTCCACCAGTACCGCCCACAAAAACGCCCCGGCCACACCGGGGCGTTTTCCATACCAACAGCCGAGGAACACGATGCCGGTCAAACACCTGCGCGTCTGCAACCACTGCAACAAGATCCGCTACGCCGACTGCAGCACCGGATGCCGCGCCCCGGCCGCCATCGACCCACAAAGCTGGCGACGCAACCTCCAACACGGCGCAGGCACCATCCCACCCGCACCCTGCGGCCCCACCTGGTGCAGCTGCGGCAACTGCACACCAACCGGCCCCACCACCCACAACGCCGCCACACCATGAGCCACACAGCCACCCAACAAGTCGCCCAGGCACTCACCACCGGACTCCCCCACCCCGGCGACGACAACACACCACCCCGAGTAATCCCCATGCCCGGGTTCCGAACCACCGGAATGAGCGACGAGCAAGCGCGCGAGTTAGTCGGTTCCTCCGCGCAGCTCGTCGCCGAAGCCATCGTCCACGGCGTCATCGAAACAGACCACGAAATCCTCACCAAAACCGAAGCCAACGAACTACGCCAAGCCGCCGCCGACGCACCCGACGGCACACGCGTCATCACCGTCTACGACCGCGCCGACCACCAACGCACCACCCCGCTGCTCACCCTCACCATCGGCAAATCCGACGAGGTGATCGTCGACGCCGCCCTACTCCGAAAGGCGCTCGCGCAGTGAGCCACATCCGCGTCACCCTCGACGGCAACACCATCATGGACGGCGACCCCGGCCAATGGGCAACCAAACCACCAGCCATCGCCGACCTCGAACTCCGCTCCGCCAGCGGCAACCCCGAACCGTGGGTCCAGATTCTCACCGCCTTCGCCCGCGCCGCAGTCACCGGCCGCAACACCACCATCACCGCCACCACCCGCGACAACGGATGGACCCTCGACGTTGAGCACCACGCCACGTCGTAAAGCCAAAACCAGCGCACGAGGCTACGGCGCCGCACACCAACGCCTGCGCGAGAAATACCGCCAGCTCGTCCTCAGCGGACGCGCAACCTGTTGGCGCTGCAACCAACCCATCGCCCCCACCGAGGAATGGGACCTCGGCCACGACGACGACGACCGCACCAAATACCGCGGCCCCGAACACGCCCGCCGATGCAACCGCGCCGCCGCCGGACGCAAAGCAGCAGCCAACCGCCGCGCCAACACCGCACCACACACCGACGCCACCCGCCGCTGGTAACCCCGCCAGCAAACACCCGGCCCGAGCCAGCAAACACCCGCATGACCTGCGGAAACACACCACCCCACCCACCCGAACGTTTGCTGACACCACAAACACGCAGGTCAGAGGCCTGCCAGGTATTGCCCCACAGGGGGTAGGGGGTCCGAATCACAGGCCACCACCAGCCATGACCCCGCCGCAATGG